GTTTGCGGTGCGGTTTCGTCGGTCATTTCTTTTTCCCTTTTCCGAGAATCTTGTTAGCCTTAGCGTCGATCTTCTCTTTCGAGGATTCGGAGAGCTTGCCCTTCTTCTCCATCTGGCTAGCTCGCGCCTTCGCGTTCCCGGCGTGAGCACGGTCCGGCATCGGATACTTCTTCGCGTCAGGAAGCCCGAACTCTTTCTTCGGAATCTCTTTGCGCACCTTGGTCGTCAGCTTCGCCATGGCGTTACTTCTTGCTGACGCCGCGTTCCTTCGGGGCCGGTACACCATTCAGGCGAGACGGCTCTTTCTTCGGGCCAGGAGGCGGCTTTCCACCGTGGAAGCTGCCAGCCTTATCGCTGCGCGCACACTTTGCAAAGTCCACCGCGCCCTTGAGATTGCTACCGTCAGAAATCGCCATTCGATTGCTCCAAACGTGGGTTATCCGCCGAATGGCGGCTTCTCTCTTGATTGTCGGCCCCGAATAAAGCTACGCAACATCGCACTTAAAATTTCCTTGACTCATATGAAACAGTGAGTACAATATCAATCAACGCAGCACGAAACCACCCGGAGAGCAGACATGGAAAAGTTCGAAATTACCCAGCGTGTTGACGGCCGCCTCATCACCTGTGTTATGGATGCAATCGATGAGGAGGACGCGCAAGACCGCATGATTTGCAACTTCGAAGACCGCGGCTGGGTTCACGGCGAAATCATCAATATCGAAGCTATCTAATAGGGAGAGCAACCATGAACACGAAACAAGCCATGAAGGAAGCAACCAAGCTGCCGAAGGACGGATCAACACGCTTCGTCGTCTGGGTCTTCGACCAAGGCCGGGAAATTTTCGATGCCGAACAGGCACGCATCTACGCGAAGTTCATCCAGGTCGAAGCAACGTTCCTCGGCGGCGTTCAAATCGCTCACGAAGAAGCGACGATATGAGCGAGTCCAATCGCGGTGGCGCTCGGGAGGGGGCTGGCCGCCCATCCACCGGCCTTACCGAGCGCCTGAACATCCGCTGCACTCCCGATGAGAAAGCCAAGCTAGATCGACTCGGCGGCTCAGAATGGGTGCGCAAGCAGATCCAGCGCGCCAAGGAACCTACTGCCGCCTAAATCCATCCGCTAGCCGTGCATGGGCGTACAAGTCATACTTGAGCTCTCCCTTCGGCTCCAACGGCGAGATTCGCGGCCCTGCAACATCCGTCTTATTCCGGTCGTCAAATGCCCACCGAGCCTGTGCTTTGCGCTGCGGCGGGTAGTAGACGAGATAGCCTGACTCGACGGCCAGGAAGAGGGCATATTGCACTTCCTCTTCTGTGCCGGCGAAGAACAGCATCAGCTCTTTGAGCGAGCGGGGCGGATTGACCTTCAGGAAGTCGCGCAGGGCGATAGGCGATAGGTCGAGTTTGTTTCGGCGTGGGCGCATGATCTCTCCTTATGCCGACTCAACCATTTCAGGCGAGATAGTAAGTCGTCCAACCTCACCAAACTCTTTGTGATACGTGATGCACTTGGCGCTGCGATTGCTCATCCAACCCCCGCGGCTTGCATGGCTGTCCGGCGCAGCCAGCGTCTCATGCTGTTCGATGTGCATCGTGTTCGTTTCCTTCATCCAATCGTGGTGAAGGTGGCCAGTGTGTGCGTAGCTGAATTTCGTCCGACCGAAAACATCGCGGAACTTCGCGATCAGCGTCGTTTCCAGGTTCTCTTTCTTCTTTTTGTGAGAGTGGTGGAAGAAAAGTGATGTTTTACCGTGCTCCACGCAGTAATACGGATCGGGCCGCGTTTCCACGAAGATGCGCGGCTCGTTTTCGTACAGCGCAGCGAACGCTTCCCGACCCCAGGCGCTTGACGCTAAGTCATGGTTGCCTTCGCCGTCGATGAAATACACCTGTTCGTGCTTTTGCAGCAGCATTGCGAGAATGCGGCGCTTCAATCGGATATTGACACGAACTAGTTTCTGAAATCGTGTATCAGCATCGAGAGTGAATCGGTGGGTAGGAGTAACTGCCTCCAGACCGTCCCAATGCATGAAATCTCCCAAGTTGACGAACACGCCTACTTCTGCGTCAGGGGACTGCGCTATAGCTGCTGCGAACCAGCGAATCAACAGATCTTCTGCAATCTTCATATCCCAATCTTCACCAGTCTCCTCTCCCCATGCGAGAGCGCCGAGGTGAAAGTCTGTGATCGGGTAAAGATTCAGAAGATTTTCATTTGAGGCGAGTGGGGATGGCATCGGTGCCGCTGCCGGAATCTCCTCTTTCATCGCATCGACAGCGGCACGCATCGCGGCTTCCATCTGCGACGCTTCAGGGTGTTGACGCTGCCAGTAGCGCTCGACTTCCCCGGTCTTTGCATTGACGGCAACAGTGACCTTTCCGGTTACGAATCCAGGCGCTACTCCTCCGGTCCAATGCCCTGGCGCATAACCCATCTTCGCCGCTCTCGCATACAGCGACGCCATTGCATTGCTAATCGTCCCGCGCGAGATCCCTAGCGCTTCAGCTGCAGCGCGTTGGCTTCCATACCGCTCGATAGCATCAATAAATTCTTTCTGACGGTCGCTGGCGAATTCTTTGAGTTTCGGATCGGTCATGAGTTTAGAGTTGCTGGTTTAAACGACTCTATCATTTACAAAGTAAATTTTCAAAAGTGCGTGAAACACTTTTAGTAGTACTAATTTAATGAGCAAAATAAAGCGGGGCATGTAGCCCCGAAAAGAATCAGATTAGGTATCTCGCCATGAATACAACGCGGACGATCCCCTCACCTCAGAGGTCGTCACTTCGACTTGCTTACTCTCCTCCAGTACCTTCAAAACCCGCCATACTCCTACGCGAATAAACCGGCGATGTTGCTTATCATCTCGCGCGATGTGATTGACGATGTGCCGCTTCTTGAAGGGTTGGCCTGGGGCAGAAGATAGGAGGTCGATCACTTCGGCAGCGTAGCGCATGTTAGTCCTCCAGCATTTCGATTGCGCAACGTCGGCGCCGTGTACTGTGGCCGATGCAGCATATACACTGCAGCAAACACGGCACAGTTGAATATGCCGAGGCCGTAGAAGCCTACGCAGAGGATTACTGTTTTCATGTCTTCTCCCCGCCGTTGTCTCGCTTGAACACCTGGTCCAGTGCATCTTTCATCTTGTCGACTTCCTCTTGGCTCGGCAGCGTCGGCGTCAATCCCCGGCGCTGCATTTCACACCAGCAATACGGGTCGCCACGCTGCGGGCCCATGCATGCACAAATGTTCATGCTGCCTCCTGGTCATTCATTTGAGAGTAGGGTGAATGCTGCTGCAGCCACCCTTGAAACTTGTCCGTTGCCAAGGGCTCTAATGCGGTCCACCCGGCCGGCCAACCCATGACCCACTCGACAAACTCCGGGTTCAGGCGGCCATTCTTGCCATCGCGCTCTACCCAGTAATCCAATCGATTGCGGAGTCTTGACCGTCCGTCGATGCGTGTCAGCGCGTTCAGAGAAGAGCCCTTGTGCATCGCTACTGATGGCGTGGGAAGTGTCTCGCCCGACCAGCCAGGCGCGATCGCGTTCGTGTGGCGCCCCGAGTTCGGATGCTGATAGACAACCCCACGTCGAGTCATACCCCATCTTGGCAAGGTCACCGATGACCACGGCAAGGCCTCGTCCCACAAGCAGCGGTGAGTTCTCCACGAAGACGAGGCGAGGTCGTACCTCACCGACGATTCTGGCCATTTCTCGCCAGAGGCCGGATCGCTCGCCATCGATTCCCGCGCCCGATCCCGATGCGCTGATGTCTTGGCATGGAAAGCCGCCCGAAACGACGTCAATAATTCCTCGCCACGGCTTGCCGTCAAAATGCTCCACGTCAGACCAAATCGGGAAAGGCCGGAGGGTTCCATCGTTTTGCCGTTGCGCCAGAACGGATGCTGCGTAGGCATCACGCTCAACTGCGCAGATGGTTCGCCAGCCAAGCAGATGCCCGCCGAGCACTCCTCCACCAGCGCCTGCGAAAAGAGCCAACTCATTCAAGCGACCTCCCTTTTAAGCCGCCGAACCTCGGCGCGATAGAACGCTTTCATTTCCAGAATCTCCGTAAGGGTGAGCTTTTGCGGGACATGCGGCCCTTCGAGCCATTCAACACGACCAAGACCGATCTTCTTGATGAGGGTGACGCGGTAAGCGGCGAGGTTGCCATTCATGTACACGTTGCATCTGGCGCATTGCCGATGGCAGTTGTCCGGCTCCAGGCGCAGCGCTGGCTCAGAACCGACCGAACGGTAGTGTCCAGCGTGCCATTCACCCTGATAGGTGCCGCACGAGATACACGGCTGGGTCGCATCGCGAAGCCGCACCCATTCGTTAAACGCGGCCTGCAGTTCTAGAACGTGTGTGCCGCGGGTCTTTTCCTTATTCGCGGCGACCCTCTTCCGCGCCTCCTGGTTGCGCTCGAATTGCTGTCGGTCGGGCGGTGCGAACGGCTTGGGCTCTTTGCGTTTGAACCCGGAGCGGGCCATTGGCTTTTTGCGGGTTAGGGTCATTTGGCAAACCATCCTAGCCAGAAGGCAGCCGCCGTCGCGAAGTAGCAGATGGACGCCATGCCGCTGCGCATACGGCTACCGCAGTAGATCGGCCACACAAGCATTTGCAAGACGACCCATATGAGAAGGAAGGTGAATTTCATAGTGTCCTCGCCTCCGCGCGCCGATTCGCCTCGATGGTTCGCCAGCATTCGATCTTGGCCTCTGCTGCCACGATCATCCAGCGGAGCCGTTCCTCTTCCTCGGTCGCTACTTGCAGAGCCGCCAGAATCTCGACATAGCCGTCATCCGCGTAGGCTTCGCGCTCCTGGATGGCCGCCGTCTTGTGCCCGCGAATTTCCGCTGCCCGCATCAGCAATGCCTTCTTGCTCTTGCGGAAGTTTTCGAGATAGACGCGCTGGGCCTTGGCTTGGGCGTAGGGCTGCGCGTTATCTCTGATGAAATCGAGTGCGCGGAAGATGTTGATTTCGCCTTCTTCGGTCATACAGCCTCCGCCTTCACGTAAGCCAGCGTCTTGAGGCAATCTTCGCGGCTCTTCTCCGGCGTCGAACGCGCGTAGCTGCTACCGGCCTTCCAGTCTTTGCCGTCCATCATGTCAGCGGCGATCTCCACGATGCTTTCGAACCGATCTCGCCGACTGCGGGAGCAGCTTTTCAACGTGCCGTCATAGCTGAGCGTGGCCGCATGGCATGAGGCCAGGTAGGAGGCGACGCGCATCCAGTAGTCGCGCTCTTTCTCGAGTTTCTTGATTTCGTCGCTCATTTCTCCCCCACCCATTCCTGCGCCTTTGCGACTAATTCCCGCGCCGCTTTCCGCTCTCCCTCGCGAGTTGCCGCCTCAATCACGGCGCACGCAACGTTGAAAGCGAAGGCATCCGGAAATCGGATTTGCCATTTCAGGTCGCCGATCGTGAAGATTCCAACGCCGCTCGCACTTTCTGTACCGGTGAATTTTGCTGTGAAGGTCATTCCGGCCTCCGGCTAAACCAGACCGTGTCAGTCTGCGTCATGATTGAGAACGAGTGCTGACAGCAGCGCGTCATAATCTTCTCCGCTAGTTCGCGAGCCTTGTTGTAAATCTCATCGGGCGTCGACGGGAAGCGCGGGTAGTTGATTAGGCCGATAACAGCGCCAGACTCTTCGCCGCCAGTGTAGATATAGGTCGTCGGGTCAACCGTGACGCACAGACCGACATCCATGCAGTTCTCGCGGCAAACCTGCTTGATCGTAGCCAGATCGCCAGCGATGTAGATTCGGGTCCAGTAGGTTGGGCAAATTTCAGTTTTCATTAAGCAATCTCCTGTTCGGCCATGTGGCAGAAAATTCCGCAGCTCATGTCGGGCTCGGATTCGTAGTCGCCAACATGGGGCGGCAACTCGCGAAGCGATACGCGGCGCGTCACTCCTTCCTCGGTGATCTTGCAGACGGTGCGGCCCAGGTATTCCTCAACCTTCGCCATGCGCTCGAAAGTTTCCGGGAAATCGACGCGGATCTTGTTCCAGTAGCCAGCTCCGCCCTTGACGCAGCCGATGCAGTTGTTGTTCCGATAGCCCAGCACATACATGGCAGGCAGTTGGATGCCTGCGCCCTTGACGATCGCCAGGCAATCACCTTTCGATAGACCCCTGTCGATCAGCGGCACCCACAGATCGACGTGGTTGTTCGCATCGATGAACCGGTCCACGCGATCCTGTTCTTCCATCGTGTAGCCGAACACCTGGCGGTCGTCGGGGAGTTCGAACGACTCGCGGACGCCTTTCTTCAGCAGTCGAGTGCATGCCGCACCGCGTGGGCCAACAAGAAAGCGCTCGCGCTTGAACACTTCGTAAATCGACGCGCCGAACTTCTCGTTGCTCAACATGACCACCTTCTGTCCAAACCATGCTTCGCAGTCGGCAAGAAAGCGGCGATTGTCAGGGTGCTCCTCCAGAATTCCTGCATAGGCGACGATCACTTCTGCGCCTGACTTGCAGGCGTCGGTGATCGCCAGCTTGGTCGCGACTGCACTGGCCGCGCCGCACGAGAACCAACAGACGATTCGGCTCATGCAAACTCCCGATGCGCCAGTTCCTCCAGCAACTCCACCGTATCCTTGAGTTCCGAAACGAGATTGAGAGCCTTGGCGTTTTCGCGAAAGCCCTTGGCGCTGGCCTCTTCGATCTTGCGCGAGAGGGTTCCGATCTTGACTACCAGCTCTGCTGAATTGTTCATTCCACTTTCTCCAGGATTCCGCGCCAGGTAATGTTTTGATCGAAGAGACTGCAGCCGCTTTTGTCGCGCCACATGCGGCCATCCCATTGGACAAGCCAGTCATAAATGAAGCCGCCGTCGAAAATTTGGCTTTCATAGATACCGACGCGAACTGGTTTCGTAGTCGGCGGATACCAATCGGTGAGAGCCACAAATCTGCCATTGATAAAGCGGACCCATGCGCCAGCAGTCATTTGGCCTCCGCATCGTCATATAGCCCCGGTTCCTCCGCATTCGCCACCATGCGATCTAGCGCAGTGTGGGCGAGAGCCCGACGCTGGGCATCCTGCAAGATGCGGGCGAATTTGTCGGGTCCGCAGAAAATTCCGGCGTCTGCCATGATGTCGACCATTTCGCGGTGCGACATGCCTGTAACGAGTTGGGTGGGGGTGGGTAGGGTGGTCATGCTGACTCCTTCAGGCCGCGCCAGCATTTGTCCTGCTCGCCAGCGAAATACGCCATATCCTTGGCGCGCTGGGGCGTGTCGTATTGATTGCTCCAGCGATAACCATTCCATTCACTGAATCCACCGACATAGGCGAAACTCGTCTCATAGACACCTACGTGCACCGGTTTCACGTCAGCAGGAAACCAACCTGTCTTGTTCATTCCACCCCCTTGTTCTATCTCGCGATCGCTCATGCGGCCTCCCATCGGCGAGTTCCAGCAACCTTCTTGATAAGCCCTTGCTTGGCCCATTGAGATATCAGGCGCGTCGCTGCATAGTCCACAATGTCGTAACTCTCGCGTCGAGTGGCTATGTTGGCTTGAAGAATCGGGTCCATGATGGCGGAGCGAATAGCTTGTGCATCGAATTCGGATTTGCCCCTGCGGCACTCGGCGGCAAAGATTGCTTTCTCGGGAATTTCAATTCCATTTACCTTCATGCGGCCTCCGCGTATTCGTCGTCTTTCGAGTCGGTCAGGTGGATATACACGCGACCCGGCTCGCCCTTTGGTGCCTCGACAAGTCCTAGAGCGGCGGCGAAGGGGTTGACCTTGGCGCTCCTTACGGTCTTCTGCCGAGTCAGCACAAGCCGCTTGTCAGCATCCGGTTTATTGCCTAGTGCCCATAGCGCGGCCGGCTTGCGGCATGTCGCCTTCCATTCCGACACATACAGGCCATTGCCATGAAAACGCTCGATCATTCGCAGAACGGCACCGTGCGCGCTACCGGTTCTCTCTTCCAGTTCGCTGGCCGTCATTGGCCCGTACTTAAGAATTGCGGCCCTCATTGCGTCCCACACCCACGATGTGCGAACCAACAGGGGCGTATCACGCTTAAGTTTCAGGTGATGCAGATGTCGACGAATCTGCGAGTCCGTGCGCCTCGGAAGTGCGGCGCGCATTTCTGGCAACTGAGCGCCCTCGCGGAATAGACGCGTGAGGGCGGAGTTTTCAGTCGTCAACCACTCCTGGGGTGACTTACGGGTGCCGCTTGCAGGGGAGCCTTTCACGCCGCCTCCTTCCGGTAAAAGTGCCGCTGCACCACATCGCTCGCTGCGGTCAACTCGCCCAGCGTGCTCATCTTCAGTTGGTCTCGCCAAATCTCGACCGCACGTCGCACCGCTTCCAGCGCGAGGCCATCAAACGCCATCTTTCCGGTCTCAAGGAAGCGCTTCTTCATTCGCTCCATTCCTTGTTGCGCTACCAGCAGATACGGCTTCGCCTCTTCACCGTTTCCAGCCTCCGTCGCGAAAATCCATGACTGATTGATAGCCTTGGCGATCACATCCCAGTGATCCCCGGTCCCGAATCCTTTCGCGATGCAATCTATTGCGGCCAACACGGCGATCTCAAGCCGGCCGATTTCCGCATCCGTCATCGGCTCCCTGGCGATCTTCGCTACCGTCAACCGGGTAATCGCGGCCAGGCGATGAATAGGGGACTTGTTGCGGTCGTAGTGCGGCTTGTGTTGCTTCTGGCTCTTGCTCATGTTGTTTCCTCCCTCAGAACTCTTCGACGGCCCAGCCACCGCCAGACTTCTTTGTCTTGGCAGTCACGGCGATAAAACGAAACGGGTACTGGTCGGCGGCGATTTTGATCTTTGCGCGAGCGTCATCAACCCAGTACCCTTTCACTTCGTGACACTCCATCGCGCCATCGGCAAGCATCACCGCGAAGTCCGGCGTGTAGAACGTGTTGTCAGCGAGGCGCAACTTGACTCCTTCGAAGCGATACCAGGCAATCTCGCCGGCATACTTGCGAGCGGCGAGGGCGGCGTCGTATGCCGCTTCGGTCTTGTTCATCGAGCCTGCTTTCAGCCGGCCTAGGGCCTGCATCCGCTTAGCACTGCTACCCGCCGTGTTTGCTATCTGTTCCATTTCCCCACCCCCATTACTTCCGTTCAGTCCAAAGCTTTGTCAGCCCGTCTTTAACCTGCCTCGCTTCCTCAGCGCTGACCATCTCGAGATTCGCTATGTAAGCCCGTCGATCAGCTAGCCGCCACTCGGAGATTTCTTCGAGCACGTCGCGCAGTTGGTCGGGTGTCACCGCAAATCCTCACGTACAGGGTTATCCACAAGTTTTTCGAGCACTTTCATAAACTCGCCATCGACCTCAATCCCTTGTTCCCGGATCCGATAGAGCAGGTCATAGGCAGCGCGTCGGACTGATTCGATTTGTTCTGGCGTGGGCCTCATGCTTGCCTCGCAGCGTTCTGCATTGCCTGAAGCGTTTCCATGGCCCGGAAAATCTGCGGCGTTGAATGGGGCGGAAGCGTCCACACGGTATGCGGTAGCAGGGCAGAATCCATGACCATTACCGCTTCGCCGCGCTCTGCCATCCGGCGCAGCGCCTGGACGGTGGTATCGTTGCTCGATCCGAGGGCTTCCGCGATCTCCCATACGGTCGCGCCGTGCGGCTGGTCCGCGAAGAACTCGACGATCCGGGGCTTGAGTTGGCGACTCATGCAGCCTTCCTCGATCCGCGGAAGCTGTCCCAATCGAATGCCACCCAGATGCCGCCTTCGCGCAAACGGTCGAAACTACGTTCGCCTAGAAATTCCTTCATCCCCTTGGCACCCAGATTCGTCAGTAGGATCGTGGGCATCAGATCGCGATAGCGGCGGTTCAGCACGTCGAACAGAATTACCTGTTCGCCATCGGTGCCATACTGGACGCCGATTTCGTCGATAACTAGCAGCCCGACAGAGGTCAGGTCATTCAACACGGCGACTTCCGACATTTCCGAATCGCGGCGCCACGTATCGCGTACCATGCGGATCAGGTCCAAAGCGTTGATGTAGAGCGCCGTGCTCGACTTCATGACGACCATCGCCGCCGCCAGCGCAAGGTGGCTTTTGCCCGTGCCTGGCTTGCCGGAAAAGATCACCGTCGTGCCGCGCTCGGCGTGGCCGGCGAACTCACTGGCGAACTCGACCGCGACCGACAGGGCCTGCCGCTTCGGCTCGGTGTCGGCGACGAAGTTGTCGAACGTACGATCGCGGAAGCGTTGGGGAATGCCCGACATGCTCAGGCGCTGCTCCATGCGTCGCTGGCGATCGGTCTCCGCTTCTTCGACCCGGCGCTTTTCTTCGGTCACGCGGTGCTGCTCCGCACATGTCGGGCAGCCGGACCAGAAGACCTTGTTGCGCAGGATCGGCATGTCCGTGCCGACAGACTCATACGCGCCGTGCTGTTCGCACATGGCAGATTTCGTATGCTTTGTTGCCTCAAAAACTGCCGTCATCACTCACCCCATCCCGGTAGTCGATTTGATCGAAGCCGCTATGGCGGCCTTGTTTCGATGTTGGAACCAGACTCAAAGGCTTGGCGCTCAACCACTTCGCCTCGAATCCACCCCAACCCCGTTTGCAGC